TTGGTATTAATTTGTGAGGCTCTACGACAGGCTCTGTTGGTTTTGGTAAAGCTATCCTAATATTATCAAGATTTAATTGCTCGGCTTCTATGAGGCTGTCAGTGGCTAATTTAACCCCCATATCATGGGTATTTATCAGTGCTGTCTGTATTACTTTTTCAATTTCAGGCTCATAAGAACTTATGATATCTTGATTTTCTTTCCTAAATCTTTCCATATCTCTAAGTTTGGCAGCCTGCCACTGCTCCCACTTAAAGCCGTGTTTCATTTCTTCCTGCTCATGTTTGACTAAGTTTCTTTTCATAGACACGACTAGGTCTAATTCCATCTTCTGGTAGATGTAGGTTATGTCATCCCATGGCTGGCTATTCGTTCTTAAGTTCTTCTTCCGGCTCCGTTTCAATTGGATCACCACCTAAATCATGGACGCCCTCAGGATCTTCTTCAACAAGGCTTACCCCTCTTAAGGCTTTTATCCTTTCAACCTCTTCTTCTTTTTCTTCGGGGGTTAAACTATCACCCCATAACTCATCTACTTGCCTCTCAATACTCATAATATTAGCAGCTGCTGCCTTAGATGTAGTGTCCACTCTGTCCTCAAAAGAAGGGCTTGCATATTCACCAAACAGCAAAGACACATCATTATCTGGCACAACAACACCTACGCCTCTGTTTTCTATCACCTGCTGTGTTATTAGGGCGGTATTAACGACCTGTGGAATAACTTCCATAAGAGTATCAACTATCTTACCCCTAGTCTTTAGTGTGGTCTTTTCTTTTTCTCTCTGGGCCTCTGCATTGTCTGTCTTTTTTAAGTCAATTCCAAGTGTTGATGGCGATACTATCCCTTGTAGCACTAAGTCTAAAAGACTGGCATATGTATTTACAAAGGCGTCATAGTTAATAATTGCCTGCACCTGTTCGATCTTATCTGGCTGGCTCTCTTTCATAGGCGTGTCAGTTTTTATAAATTTGTTGTCAAATGAGCTTGGTGATAACACCCTACCTGTTTCAGGGTCTTTAGGGAAAAGAGATTCAGGGATATAAGTTTTCACCTTACCGTCTCTTATGGCTTCTATCCACTGTGAGACTACCTCGTCTAGTGCATCTATATTATCGCTTTTACGGTCCAGTATTCCCATCCCTCTGTTTCTATCTTTAGGGGACTTATAAAATCTTAGTGGTACACACAAAAAGAAGTCACCCGACCAGGTAACATCTGTTAAGTCTTTTATTTCCTCAACGGTTGATATTGGCACTTCCTTACCGTGCTCATCTACCAGCCTGTACTCTATGGCGCCCTTTTTATAGGACTCAACAAGCTTATAATTCCTACTGTCTTTTTTGTAGTGACTATAGAATCTATATTCAACAGGTCTACCTCTTTTTACTAATATTTCTAGATCCTCACCCGATACAAATTCTATAATAGGGTAATCCGAAATTTCCTTATCGTAAGAAAATTTAAAAACGCCATCACCAACAATCAATGTATCAGTAATCGCGTCTCTGAATAGTTCACTATCAAAGTTATTGTCCTTGGCTATTTCTTCCCAGCTATCCAATATCTGGTTTTTTCCATCCTGTAAATCTCCAACCTGTAGCCCCTCGTAATCACCTAATATTAAATCGGTGATAGAGTCAATAATAGTTGCGTATATTCCACTGTGGAATTTTCTTATGGTACCACTGGCCGGGACAGACGCCCAAAATCTAGCCTTACTTACACTATCTGAGTTAATAGCTGACTTAAAGAATTCTTCTAACTCTGACGGGTCACCTCTATACCAAATTCTATTTTTAATGCAGTTATTATTAAAACTGATTAACTCTGTCAAATTAACTGGTATATCAGTATTATTTTTTATAACATTGATCACTTTATCACCTCTCTCCTATACTAAATTTATATGGAATAAAACCGTACTGGCCACTATTTATTGTGTGGTCGTTACGGTCTTCTGGCTCGTATTTATCTTCTTTCCAACTATAGATTTCCATTTCTCTTATATGATGTGGGTTGTGGTCAAGTACATAATAGTATGGGTCTTGGCCATCATCATGGTTTAACCATCCTAACATCAGATGGATACGATCTATTATGGTCATCTTCTTCCATGCATTATTAAATCTATACACAGACGCCTTTGGGTTTCTGTGCCTAAACTTGTTAATTTCGGTCATTGTGGCCTGGTCTGCTGAATCTATAAAGTTATCAGGGCTAAACCCCCACTTAGTTCTATTTCTTTCCAGGAACTCATAAAATAAAGGCGCTATATCACTAGGCGCCAGTGGCTGCGTTAACTTTGCGTTGTTATATACCTCTTCTTCAAGGTATATCAACACACCTGTATCAGTAATTCCTTGAAAACTCATAGCAAATGTATCAGGGCTTTCGCTTGAATATGCTGTATCTAATGCGCCTGTAAAATATACCAATTTCCACTGCTTTATTTTATGCTCTTTACAGTACTTTTCATCTAACCTATTTCTAAGCCACCTCTCCGATTTTACATGAACTTGTCTGTCAAAGTTAGGGAATACCAGCCCTGTTGCCCTACCTCTAAGACCTAGTATCTTATTTTTGTACAACTTAGTTCCTTTAGGTACTGACCTTTTTTTCTTCTCTATCTCTTCAGGAGATAGACTGAGGTTATCATTGAAAGTAAAAAACCAATATCGCCACTTAGGTGTCGGCTCTACTCTTTCTAGATCTTCCATAATCTCAAGTGGGACATCTGCCTTATATTTCTTATACGGTCTGGATCTATTTATAAACTCATCATATACCGGCAGATTAGGATCATCAGGATTTAAGGTCAGTAACATGTAGTCATTTCTGGATACAATTTCTCGCATAAATTCTATATCTGCGGTGTTACATTCATCTATGTACACACATCCATACTGACCGCCTAGGGCCATTTTCCACTTATCCCTATTATCATACCCTAGGATATAAATTATCTTACCCTCAAACTTAATGTGTGGGATTTTATCAGACTTGTCTCCATTGCCATAGTATTCTGCACTGGGGTGAATATCTAAAATACCACAGTCTGGATTTAGTATGTTCTTTTCTGCTATACCAGTGGTCTTTGCAGCTATGATGTGAAGTTTCTTATTTGATCTAGACACCATACGCATAAATTTCACACCTGCACCAACTGTGGTTTTACCAGAAGCAGTGGTCCCCTCTAATACATCAACATCAACACCATTAACTGTATTACAAAAATCTATATACTTGGGTGATAGTGGCATTACATGATCATTCATCTAAGCCCTCACCACCTAACTGACTGATGACATCATCTAGTTTTCGTCTGTCTACATTAGCATTAATATTTATCCTGTCTGTAAATATACCTAGGTGCTTTCCAAGTAATTCTAGTGCGGATTTCTTATCGTATAGTTTCACTTCCTGCTCTGTACCAAATTCAGTTTTCTTAATTTTAATTGACTGAATACTGGCTAGGTCATCTTTTTTAACACCCAAATACACACCGCCCGTTGTTACGTCGACTACATCACCTATATTGACAAATCCTATCTTTGCTAACTCCTCTATAACTCTATCTGCCGTCACCCCCGTTCTTCTTGACCTTTCTGCCATTGCCTTAGCAATCTCGTTTGAAATGTTAAGTTTTGTTAAGTTTTGCGCTGCAATTTCTTTAGCAGTTTTTACTGAGTATCCTGCTCTTATGGCCGCCTGAGTGGCGTTAAGATCGATTAGATATTCTTCTACAAATCGACGTTGTTTGTCGGTTAATTTTGCCATCAGGCTCACCTCACTTTTTAGAAAATACTCCTCTATTATTTATCATCTATGAATAAAATATCTATTTGGTATTTTATAAAATCATACACTTTTTTTTCTTGCATTTCCTTTCTAACTAGTCTTAGTAGTAGCATGGTTATAATAAATATTACGATAATATTCAAAATTAACGCCTCTAATGATTTATTTCCAAAATATAATTTTTCTAAAACTTCTTTTAATCAATCATTAACCGTATTAC